GTCCGCCGTTGTCGCTGCGGCTGTCGCCAAAGTACAGGTTGTCGGCAATGACCTCCGCATTTCGGCGCTTGTTGCCGTCCTTGTCCGTCCAGTCGCGGATCTGAAGCTTGCCCTCAACAACGGCCATGCGGCCCTTTGTGAAGTACTTCGCCGCGAACTCCGCCGTAGAGCGCCACGCGACGCAATCCACGAAATCTGTCTCCTTCGTGCCGTCGGCGTTCTTGAAATCCCGGTCAACGGCCAGTGTAAAGCTGGTAACCGCCGTGCCGCTGTTTGTGCGCCGAAGCTCCGGATTCTTGGTCAACCGGCCCATGATGAAAACTTTGTTCAGCATTTCTTATCCTCCAATCTGTACTCGGCGAAGCTCACGCTTTCGCCGTATCGGTTCTTGTTTGTCACCGTCCGCTTGCTGATGGCGTGCCCGGCGTGGCGCAAGTCCCATATCCTCGCGCCCAGCCGGTAGCAGCCAAACTCGCGGGCGGCGTCCAACTGTGTGATGGGGCCTACCGTCTCCATATATTCCAGGATTTTTTCGCACTGTGTCATAAGCCCTCCTACAAATACGACTTCCCAAACTCTCGCCGGAAGTCATCCTCCGTCCAGCCCTGTTCCTGCATGGCCTTGAGCTGCCCGTAGCGGCGCAGGCGGCGCATCTGGTCGCCGTTGCGGTGTACCGCCCCCCTGCCGTTCCGGTGGCACCTGTTGCCGCAGAGATAGACCACAAGGCCGTATTTCTCGCTCTTCTTGCGGTACGCGGAACCAAATATGTGGCTAATGGTGCCGCTCTAATGGGTCGCTTGCGTCACATCTTCCGCAGAGAAAGCACTTCCTATCATTTGGCACCGCTTATCACCTCATCTCTAAATCGGATCGCATCAGATAGGTTCTTAAATTGTTTGCTTGTTTTTGCCCACCTGACGCTCACTCGATAACTTTTTCTGTAGCGAACTATGTACTTTTCACCGGTAGATGATGGTCTATAACGTTCTCGCGGGTTGTGCATAAGATGCCTTGACCGATTAACGTTTTCTTTCTGCGTAACCCACTCCAAATTATCAGCCGCGTTATTTCTCCTGTTGTGGTCAAGGTGGTCAACGACAAAGTTTTCACCTTCTGGTTTTTCAAGAAAGGCCTCCGCAACAAGTCGGTGAATATAGTAATTGGTTTTCTTTCCATTTTCGCTAAGAGATACATAGGCATATCCGTTCCCATTGTTTCCCAACGCAAAAATGCGGCCTTTGTCTGTACGCGGAGAGGTTCCGCCGTGGCAATTATTGACAATTCTCGTCCTTGTCAAAGAACGCAGCCGCCCCATGTTGCTTATTTCGTAAGCCCCCTCATAGCCAGGAACGGGCTTCCAAATTTCTTCCATCACAATCTCCCCTCCGTTCCGTCCGAAACGTATTCCGGGCAATAGTGGATGGCATAGGACTGCAACTCTCCGCAACGTGTATAGCCTTGATATTTGGTGGTCGGCGTAGCGTCCCACCCCTCGACGGGAAGGTGTTCTTTCCGCGCCCAGCTGCACCCGTCGACATAGTTCTTGCACGTCCAGCACGGTTGATCGTGTGTAGGTGCGTCGCCCTTGCGTCTGCTTCTGCCTTTTCGCTGGCACCCGCAGTGCGTGACGTATCGCAGCATCCGTGTTGTGGCAATGCGAGTTCCGCCACACTTGCATTTGCACTTCCATGTCAGTTCCCCGCTGGCGTTTCGCCCGGCAAAGGAAATGACCTTCAACATGCCGTGCCTTTCGCCCACATGGTTTGCTTTACGCGATGGGAGATTCTTTGCCCTTTCCCGTGTTGGCGTTGTCAGCGCATCATGCAGCGACCATCCGGCAGAAAGCCGTTTGCGCAGCGTGGTAATACCCATGCCGTAGATGGTGGCCCACTCGGGCAAATACTTCTCTTCGCCCTTGTAGCGGTATTTTCGGCGCGTGCTCACTTTGCCGCACCCCATTCCCGATCAAGCTGAGAATCCATCAGCCGGATTTGCAGTTTCATGGAATTGATGGCTTCCATCGCGGACTTGTAAAGTACTTCGGCACAATCCCGATTAAACCGTAGCGTAGCGATTTCCGTCTTGCCTTTGCAGATATCAGAAATGATCGTCACCGGCATGCCGTTGTCGCGCTCCAAAAGCATCTGCTTGGCAAGGGCCACGCGGTAGTCCCGTTCTGCTTCCGCGTATTTCTGGCCGCGCCGTTTCAGTTCGGAAATGGCAACGTCCAGCATCCGGCTCTTGTCCATGATCTCATTGACCAGATCAGCCATCGGCGTTCTCCATCGACGCCCGTGCGGCCTTCATGCAGTCCCAGCAGAGACGGCGGCCGTAAGCCTCCACGGCGTTCTGTGCGATGGTAGCGGCGGAATATTCCGCGCCCTTGAATCGCTTTGCCGTGATCTTCTTGCCGCATCCCTCGCAGGTAATGGCCTTTTTGGCTTCTTCGTCCAACTGCGCAGAACTGATTTTGTCCGGGTCTTCTCCGGTGGGAATGGCAAACGTCCGCAGCCACATGTACTTAAAAGCGTATGTCATGGCCTTGCCGCTGCCCTTGTCCTGCGTGTCTGCACCGTCACCGCAAGACACCACTTCGATGTAATCTGCCGGATCATCGATGTTCACGATGCGGTATTTCACATCAACGTGGGTGATGTTGCCGGCTCTTGTAGCGCTCTGCTCAACGGGAAACACCACCAGTTTGTGCTTGAGCATGGCAGACCGCATGATAACCGTCACCTTCTCCTCGGACAAAGCCTTGTAATTGGTCTGCCCAAAAGAGACGTTATCGTCTTTCGCCAGATACTGCACGTCTTGCATAACGGCAGCGATTTTTTCATAGATGTTCGCCATCTTTTACCTCCTCCAACGGGCATCCTCGCCCAACGTATTTGTCCGGCCACGGGATGACCTCCTCCGTCAGCGCACAGCGCTTGGAGGTGGGCCGGTAGAAGCGGCACACGCCGCAGCAGATAAAAGGATTGCCCTTCTGGTCAACAGGGAAGAACACCTCCACCGTGGCCGTTGATTTAATGTATCGGCTTACACCGCTCTCAAACATGCTTTGCCTCCCGATAAACCTTCTTCAAATCCGCCCAGCTGTTGCCGTACAGCACGTCATCCAGCCATGTCTCTTCCGTGTTGCCCAGCTCCTGAGCGCCCTTCTCAAACAGGTTGATAATGGCGATCTTGCGGCAGTCCGGGCACAGAAAACTCTTGTCATACCGGCTGCCGACGTGACCCTCGTCCCACGACACATGGGCGCGGCAGATGTCGCACTCAAACATTTCGTCATAGTGGGTGTCGCCGCAGCAGGGGCAGACATACGCCCCGTCGTTCTTGTCCCAGAAATCCCGGTCATAGACAGGCTCCTCAAACTCCCGCCCGGTCTCATTGCATCGGTACATGTGATCCTCCTATCCGTTCAGCGTCTTTTGTTCCGCGAACTTATAGCACATGTGCGCCGCATAGCTGATGGACTTGATCAGATCCAGTTCCTTGTCGCCGCGAATCTGTGACCATGCGTAGACGAGCTCCTCCTCGCCGAAGGAAACGCCGAACCGAAGCTTGTCCGGATGAACAGACAACGTCAGGTGGTAGCCGGTTGCCCCCCCCTGAACGACAGGTGTTTTCTCTTTGGGGAGAAACGCATCGTAAGGTAAATCCCATGTCTTGCGGACAAAATCCAAAACGGTCTCACTCATGGAACCGCGCGTAACAGCGTTGTACCAAACATTGCCGGATCGGCCGATCTGCTTCGCCAGCTCCGCTTGCGTTTCCGGCCTTGACACCAGCCAATCACGCAGCGCCTGCGTGTCGATTTTTACTTGTGCCATCTTATCTCCTCTTTCCGTGGGCAAGCTTTGCACGTCTTGCCCGGTCTGTTGTTTTCTTGATTCCCGCGTATGCGTCGTTCAGCTCCTGCTTGCACTTCTTGCGCACCTCGTATCCGGCGTTGCGGGATTTCTCGTATTCCAGATACGGCTTACAAGCGGCAAAGCACAGCGCCCGCCGGTCGGGGCAATCCGGGGTACAGGGACACGGGATCGTCACATGGTGTTCCAGCATCACGCTCATTTCCGCACCCCCAGCACCTCATAAAGCTTGTCCCGCTTCCGGAAGGTCTCCAGCGGCAGCGCCCCGGTCTCCAGCCGTGTGATCGTTGCCTGACTTACGCCCACATCTGCGGCCACGGCGGCCTGCGACCAGCCCAGACGCATGCGGGCTTCCTTCAAAAACCGCTGTCCCTCCGCGTACCGAAGCTGATTCTTCCGGTAGTAGTCACTGGAATATCGGGCAAGCTTCCCGGAATTTGCCTTGCGGTACTCGATAAAACGCGGCTTGTTGGCCACATAGTACGCTTTGGAATAGTCTCGTTTTCCGAAGCTCATTTGCGGCCCTCCAGCCGGTCGATCAGGTGCATAAACTGTACCGAGACCGTCAGCGCTCCGATGATGATCATAATGTATGCGATCATATGTACCTCCTATGCTCTGACCAGCTGGGCCAGTTCCTCTGCGCTAAAGCGCAGCAGTTTGTCCAGATTTTTGATGTCCTCGCACGTCCACGCGCCGCTGCTGAACTTGGAATTCAGCGTAGAAATGCGGAACCCGGTCTTTCGCGCCAGCTCAGATTGCGTCTGGATATCGCGCTGTGCGCATTTGGTGCGGATGATCTTCCGCATCGTCGTGGCGCGTGTTTCTGTTGGGCTTTGCGCCCACGGGCATTTTGACATTGTTCTTGCCTTTCTCTCGGCCCTGTGTTACAATAGGGTAAACACAAGGGGTTGTGTTTCCATCTAGCCCTGTTCGGTCTGCTACACCGGGCAGGGCTCTCTCTTTAGCCATCTTTTCTTTTTGCTATGACCGCGTCAACAGCGGCCTCAAGGCGCTTACGCGCGTCCGGCGGCTTGCGGTGCCCGTTCAGCAGCATACTCACATACGGACGTGTAACGCCAAGTTCGGCGGCTACTTCGTCGTATGTGATCTCGTGAACGTGCATCTTGCCCACAAGCTTGCCAGTCCAGGATTCCAGCAAAATTACACCTCCTTAGTGTTAATTTGTTTGACTGCGGCGGAAAAGTCTGCTATAATTTTTGTTGCTGTATCAGCAAATTCAAAGGGGGTAGAAATATGTCCAACAATTCCGAACTGAACACATTCCCGAAGAACCTAATAGAAGCGCTCGCTTTCCTGTATGTCCAAAACCAGAACTTGTCTGGAAAACCTCCTGCCGAGATTTACAGGATCTACAAAAAGGCAGCGGCTGACATTCAGGAAGCGCAAAGAGCAGACCTTGACGCAAAGTGGAATCAGTTGTAAGGAAAAAGAACCTTCACGATATTGACCATTTGGTTGGTCAATCCAGCTAGGTCAACATCGGATATGTTTTTCTCGTGGGAACGCTCAGAAAGCAGCTTCAACTGCATTTCAAGCGTTTCTCTTATATCCAGAGCCATCATCAAGTTCTCACCTCCGTTTTCGGAAGATTCCCGTCTGTGATGCAACACAGGCTGGATTTCTTTTCCGCCGCAGTCAAATTTGCGGTTGCAAATAGTAACTAAGTGTGCTATTATGGATTTGCGAGATACATATTAGCAATTTCCGACACGAGCAGTTCTGCTGGGGTCTGGTTTTGTGTTACCTTTCGCAAGCCACAAGACAAGTATAGCAGTAACCATAGTAACTGTCAAGACTGTAATGTGGACTTTAGTAACTTTGTTGACTTGCACAAAATTAGAGGTCTGACACTATGACTTTTTACGAAAAATATTTATTGCTATGCCAAAAGAAGGGAAAATCTCCTTCTGGGGCGGCTTTAGAAATTCCTCTATCCAAAACAACCGTAAACAGATGGAAAAATGGTGGTGGAATAACAGACGCAAATGCTATGCGTGTTGCGGCATATTTCAGAATCACCGTCGAAGAATTGATGAGCGGCGTAGAGGGCGCAAAAAATGACCCCGCTCAAAAGAGCGAGGTCAAAGCGCTTGTAGAAGATTTGCCGGAAAACATCCAGCAACTTATCCGCATTTGCGTGGATCGTCCTGATCTTGCGCGTGCGCTATTATCTGTTGCGCAGCAGATCGAAAACGATCCATCTGGTCGGGAGTAAATCTTGACAGTATCCGCACCAGATCATCTATGTATTCATTCGCCGCCCGTTCATCCATTGTTTCCTCCTTTCTGCCAGTAGAAACACTTGTTCTATCCGGCAGTCAAATTATATCATTTGTGAATCGCTTTTGCAACCGCAAGATATTGCGGTGCTTTTTCGACAAAAACCACATCTATAACACATGGGAGGCTGAGAAAATGGAAGAGTTCAAATTTTGCAGCAGTTGCGGGGAGAAAGTCCCGATCGGCACAAAATTCTGTCCGAATTGCGGGAAAGCCCTCTTTCCGGAAGAGAAGCCAAAGAAATTCTGCCAGCATTGCGGCGAGGAGATCGATAAGGACTGCGTTGTCTGTCCAAAATGCGGCAAGCAGGTCTCTGAGCTGAAATCAGAACAGCCGACTGTTGTGATCCAAAACAACAACACGAACACGAACATCAACAGGACGTCCGGAAAAGAAAAGGACAAATGGGTCGCTTTCTTCCTGTGCTTGTTCCTCGGACTTGTCGGTGCCCACAAGTTCTACGAGGGAAAGATCGGAATGGGCATTCTGTACATTTTCACAGGCGGCCTTTTCTTGGTCGGCGCGATTATCGACTTGATCTCGATTCTGTCGAAACCAAATCCATACTACGTTTGATTGAAGCCCTCCGCCGTCTCCGCAACAACGGCGGAGGGCTTTTCCCGACGGACACCCACCATGCCCGCCGTGCAATGAGAGCGTAGCAAAAATAAGTTGGGTAGGTCAATGCCGAAGATGGGTATTCGACAAAACTAGACATACCGACATTCGGGTATCTCCTACCCAACAATGGGTAGAGGAGTAGAAAATGAGCAAATCTATACAGGATTTATGCAGGGAATCCAGAGATCGACAGGGAATGACAAACCAGGATGTTGCGGACATTGCCAATGTCCCACTATCCAGCGTTCAAAACTTTTTTGCGTCTACATCTAAAACGCCAACTGTAAATAATTCCGGCAACATATGCCGGGCCTGTGGTGTTTCGCTGGACAAGTATTTTGGCATTACGCCGGATGTTCTGCCGGAAGATCAGATAGAACAAATGGAACGCGATCACAAAGCGGAGCTGGTAACGGCAAATCTGGAAGGACGGATAGAACAGCTTTCCAAGACTGAGAAGCGTATGCGAATATCGCTTTACAGCATCACCGTTCTTGCTCTGTTTTTGCTAATGACGTTAATCGGCTATGTGGTGTTTGACTATCAGTTGCCCAACGTCGGTATTATTCAGGGTAAACAGGCTATCACTTTGGCATGGATTGTCATTGTCCTGCTGGCCGTCGGCGTTGGCGTGATCGCGTCGGCGTTTTTGAACGCCCTGCGATATGCGAAGAAGATTACAGAAGAAAAGAGGAGAGGGGAATGAAGATCCCAAAGGCTGTCAAACTGAAATCCGGCAACTGGAACATCAATATGATGATTGAAGGTCAGCGGATATCTGTCACAGCCCCTACCAAAAAAGATGTGGAAAAGAAAGCTGCCGCCATCAAGGGCGGCGCAAAGGTGGAGCCGAAAACAGAAAGTCTTACTCTGACAGCCGCCATTGACCAGTATATAGAAAGCAAAAGCGCCGTTCTTTCCCCCGCTACAGTGCGAGGATATCGAACAGCGCAAAAACATAGATTTGACAAGTTGATGAAACGCAATGTAAACAGCATTACAAAGATGGATGTGCAGATGGCGGTAAACGCGGAATCGAAAAAAGTGTCCGCTAAAACTGTAGCTAACGCATACGGCCTTGTTCGCCCGGTTTTGAAAGAGTGCGGCGTTGATGTGTTTGGTGTGCGCTTGCCGCAGATTCAAAAGCCGGTGAAAAAATATTTGCAGCCTAAGGACATCGGTAAACTGGCAGAAGCTATTCAGGGCGATTCCTGCGAGATTCCCATTTTGCTGGCCGTCTGGCTGGGTATGCGCCGCTCAGAGATCGTCGGCCTGTGCTGGGACTGTGTAGACACAGAGAACAATCTCTTACACATTCGCCGCGCCGTTGTGCCGGACGAAAACAATAAGTGGGTACAGAAAGACACGGCAAAAAACATCAGCAGCCAGCGAACAGTAGATTGCCCGGAATACATCATGGAAAAGATACGGCAGCTCCCGCACCGGTCTGACGGCAGACTATTCCCGATGCATCCGGACACTGTCCGCAAGCATGTGCACAGAGCGTGCGCCGCTGCCGGGATAACAGATACCACCGTCCACGGTCTGCGCCACACCAACGCCGCCGTGATGAAAGCGGTGGGCATAGATGATCGCTACGCAATGGAACGCGGCGGATGGAGTTGTGAAAGCACCTACCGCAAGACGTATTCCTATGTTTTCGACAGCGACAAGTCAGAAGCTAACGCAGCCATCAACAACTACTTTTCTGCAAAAATTACAGATGAAATTACAAATGAAAAATAAAAAACCGCATGATTAAAGTGGTTTAATCCGCTTTTTTGGAGGGTTCAAATCCCTCCTTCCGCGCCAAATCAAGAAACCGAGGAACCGCAACGGTTCCCCGGTTTTTCTTGTATTCATGCGGGTTTGCGGGCGCTCAACATTCTGTAATTCATAACGCTATTTTGGTAGCCATATGCAATTTTCGGCAAAAAATTACAGATGAAATTACAGATGAAATTTGCCCGTCACGTCCCCCGATACATCCCCTGCAAGGTCTTGACCTCCGCCGCCTTGTCGATCTGCTTCTGGTGCAGATAGTCATAGACGGCTTTCATGCCCTCGGGCGGCTCGCCCTTCTCCTGCCGGTACTTCTCGATCAGCTTCGCCACCTCGGTATGCAGCATGGTCATGTGCTGCATCTCCGCGCCGGAGAGATCGAAGAACACCTTCGACAGGTTGGGGTTGGTGTCCTTGTACTCAAGAGCGCACTTTGCATACTTGTGGGCATCGCCGATCTCCTCGTCGACCATTTCAGACAGTTTCTGGATTAGTTTCATGCCGCACCTCACAGTTTCTCGACCGTGACAGCCAGATTGTTGACAACGGTCTCGGTGCCGCCCAAGATCAGGGACAGGATGCTGCTCTCGCAGCCGCAGGCGTTGCGGATCAACGCCGTGATGGACAGCGCCAGCTCGTCGTTGGCGGCGGCAGCGGTCTCGGTCGCGGTCGCTCCGATGATCTCCACGCCGTCCTTCTGGGCCGTCAGGGACACGGAGCCTGCGGCGGTGGGAGCGACGGTGGCGCTGACGTTGACCAGATAGTAGCCCTGACCGCACAGGGTGATGGTGTTGCCGTCCTGCTTGATGTTGCAGCCAAACCGGCGCGTGGTCACACCGACAGGCACGACACCGCCCACGGCGATGGTGGGCTTGCTGGTGTTGGTGGTATAGATGGCAGATTTGCTCATGATATTTTCCTCCTCAAAATAATACGGGGCAGCTATTGCCGCCCCGCTTGCCTCGCCTGAAAGGGCGTTATCATATCGGTGATGTCGCCAATATGATCCGATGTCACACGTTGCCGCAGCCGCAGCCACCACCGCAGAAGGGGGACATGCCCGCGTTGTAAGTGTATCCGTTGGGATAACGGACGACGCCGTACATGCGGTTGTCCATCTCCAGGCTGGCGATGCGGGCGGACTGCTCCGCGATCCGCTGCTCCATCTGGGACTTCTCCAGCGCGGCGAACTTGGCCTCGATGTTGGCGTTCACGCCGTCGATGGCCCGCTGCGTGGTGCAGCAGCACTCCGCCAGCTGTGCCTGGATGCCGTTGCCGGTCTGCATGATGGTCATGTTGGTGCTGTTCTGCGCCAGCGCCATCTCCTTGCCCAGCTGGCCGATGTTGCCCTGCATCTCGTAGCCGAGGTTACAGATGCCGTTGCCAATATTGGTCAGACGGTCGTTGATCTGGCCGAACTGCTGGCCGAAGAGGATCTCCTGCTGGCTGGCCGCCGTGGCGTACTGGCCGAACTCTCCCTGCCGGTTCCAGCCGTTGTTGCCGAAGCCGAACATGAAGAGAAACAGTACGACGATCAGGAACCAACCGGAACCCCAGCCGTCATTGTCCGCGCCGCGAGTGACGGCGGCGATATCGGACAGGCTCATATTCTCACCCATGTGTGTTGCTCCTTCCATCAAAATTATATGATAATCCGTGTCGACCCGGCTTATCTCAGAAATTGTGCAAACATCTTTGCTTGTTCTTTCAAACTTGCAAACTGGTCTTTGCTCATTTGCCCGGTGGAAAGCAAGCGGTTGATCTCCGCCTCCGCTTTCTGCGGCGTCATGCCCGCCGCGAACTTCCGGAACTCCGCCACCATCGCCAGCGGGTTATTCGGTCGGCTTCTGCCGCCGCTTAGCATCTGCATCATCGGGTTTGCCACTCAGCATCTCCTCCAATCTTTTCACGCGATCTTCCAAGCTGTTGACATCCACCACCGGCGCGGGCTGATAGGGAGCCACCGAGTACGGCGACACCGTTGCATACCCTGCGCCGTCCGTCGTCTTGAGCCAAACAATGGGATCATGCTCGTCCATCAACAGAATGGAGCTGTTGGGAGCCATCCTGAACGCCTCAGCGCCGCCCTGACCGTTGACGCGAGTAACTTGCCCCATGAACGCTTGCGGGCCTTCTGCGGCGCTCTGAGGGCCGCCAGAAGGGTATCCGTAAGGGTTGCCGTAGCCCATCGGCTGATAGGGATTGAAATATACCATGTCCGCACCTCCTTGCTGATAAAATTGTACAGCAAAACCCGCCAAACAAAACGCCCAGAAATGGCCTTTGTTTGGCGGGTTGCTTATGTGTTCTTAACGTAGTCTGCGAGTTTCTGATAGGCGCGGCGGCGCAGCTTGCATAGGCCGTCCACGCTCAAGTGGAGCTTGTCGGCAACGTGGGCGTAGCTTTGACGCCGCACGTCGCACTCAATGATGCAGAACGCCTCGTCGCCCGGCAGCTCCAGCGCGGCGATAAAACTCACCGCCCGCTGGGGTGCCATAGACTGTAGCTTTGCCCGGATATCACGATGTGTTGGATTCATGCTGATTCCCACGCCGTGAGCTTGCGGAGCTGTTCACGGAGGCGGAGGGCGGCGGATCTTAGCCTCACGCCTCGCTCAGATTTTTTCAAATTTCTGCGTGATATATCTTGACAAATTATATCATACATGCTATACTTATAACATCAGATGAGGGGAGCGCCCCGGGAGGAAACGAAAATGAAGTACAACAAAAGTGAGATCATGAAGCGCGCGTGGAGCCTGTTCAGAATGTCTCAAAAGTGGGTTGACTCCCTGACTTTCTCCGAGTGTCTGCGCCGCGCCTGGGATGCCGCCAAGAAGGACATTGAAAACACTCAGAAGTTGATGTCTAACGGCTGCATGAAGGTGGTCAACGGCTCCCGCCTTGGTCTTCGCCGCACGGTCGTAGCCGACTGCGCGATGGGCTGGATCGTAACCGGGAAAACCTACGCTGCCCGCAAGGAGCTCAAGGCTGCCGGTTTCCGATGGGACCCCGAGTCCTCTAACTGGTTCACCGCCGACCGCAAGGTCGCTGAATACTTCTGCTGATCAAGGAGGCGCACACCATGACGATCAAACAATTCCGCGAGAGCAAGGGAATGACACAAGGAGAGCTGGCCGCCGCTCTGGGCACCTCGCAGGTGGCCGTCTCCCGGTGGGAGAGCGGTGCGGTGCAGCCCAGCGCTGCCACGCTGCGCAAGCTGGCCGGTGTGTTCGGCTGCCAGATGGACGACATTACACCCGCCGCCCGGAAGCTCAAGGCCAAAGACATTTTCACCCGCGAGGCTTACGAGTGCCTGACCGCCGAGGAACGACGCTATACCCTCAAGGTGGAGCAGGCTAAGGAGTGCAGCGGCTGGCGCGCCTATGGTACTACCATGTCGCGGCTGCTGGATCGCATCCCCGAGGAGTGGTGGGACATCTACAGCGCCCAACACATTGGCGAGGTCATGGCCATGCTCAAGCGTGCCTATGACGATGGTCACGTATCCGGGCTTGACAAGGGCCAGCGTGATGTGCTATGATGGCCTTGTCGGGTACAGGAGGCGCCTGTGCCTGGTGGGCTCCGATCCCAGCCCCGCGGGTTGAAACATAGCCTTAAATAGTTATGCGGCAGACAGCGCACCCATGTGGGTGCGCTGTTGTCGTTTCTCACACCCTCACTTCGACGATAAACGCCTCGGGCAGCACCTCGCGTACCTTCGCCAGATACGCTTCGGCGTTGGCCTTGCTCTCGAACGCGCCCACCTGCACCCGGTACAGCGTTCTCAACTCGGGCACCGGCTCCGGGTCGAGATCGATCTGCTTGTCCGGCGCGACGTACGGCATGCCGAAGAACTCGCACACCGCCTGACAGGTCTGCTCCGCGATGGCCTCCATGTTGTCGATAAGCCACTGGGCCTCCTCGGGGTTATCGTGGAAGCCGAACTCCGGCAGCACGGCGGGCATGGTGGGTGCCCGCAGCTCGTAGAGGCGCGTGTCCTCGATCC